TATCGGTGACCCGGAATCCCCCGTCACCGGGTCTGTTTGGTCGGGCCTCAACAGCAAGCACGTGACCTCTCAAGCTCCGTTCCGTCCGGCCAAGGCGGTGGAAGCATGAGCATCATCATCAGCAAGGCGGAACACGTGTACAAGAGCAACACGCTCATGCAGGAGGCGTATATCGCCGGAGCCTCACGCCAGCCCACGAACGATGAAATCGAAGCCGGGGCGAAAGCGTTCTACGAGGCGTTGAAGCCCGACTCTTACCCTCAATGGGATTCTGACTGCGCGTTGAGGGCCGAATACTACGACGCCATGCGACTCGCAGTCAAGGCAATGCAAGGAAAGGCAACGGAAGAATGAATCTTTTAGATGAAACCAAGAGTGCGATCTCACGAAGCAAGCATTCGACCGATGACGTTCGATTCGTAGGCTCCCGCGACGAGAAGCTGGGAATTCCGTGGAGTCAGGCCGAAAAGGTGCTCGACATCGATTACGACGACGGATACGGCAGTCAGGAGATAGCCGCCGATCTGGTCGTGGCGTTCACTGATGGCGGGTTCCTGCGCCGCGAAGAATACGACGGCAGCGAATGGTGGGAATATGAGCCACCGTTCAGAGGCCCGGAGACGCAGAAACCGTTCGGACGCGTGAAGCGGACCTATCCCGCGTACTCGCTTGAGGACATCAATTACCCGATGGAGGCAGACGATGAGCTATAAGGAGAAGATATTCACCCGCGAGGAGTTTCGAAAGGTCGTCGCAGCCGACATCTACGACTACGAACAAGCGCCCGCGAAATGCCTCTACACGACCAAGGATGCGGCAGACCAACTCTACGGCGAGTACGGCGAGGAAATCGAGGTGGAGGGATGAACGGAGTACAGCTTACCAACCATCTGACCGCGCAATTCAGGGCCTCAGCCCTGAGCCGGTACGAGGCCAGAATCACCGAGGACGGCGACTTCCGAGTCTACATATACGCCATGAGCCTCAAACGTCTCAAACGCAAGTGCGGGAGGTACGCGAAACGTGAGCGCAAGGCCATCGAATATGTCGCCACGCTCAAGGAGGAATCATGAGCGTAAGCAGAGAGAGCGTGCACCCAGACTATATTCCCGAGGATTTCGGCGAACTGCTGCGCATGGCCGTTGATTACGTCTACGAGCAGGGCGAGCACTATAGCGAGGACGCTCTACTGGAGGCGTTCAAGCCCGCCATAGACAAACACGACCGGCAGGTGGCCGAACGGGCGTTCGAGCTCGGCTGCGTGGCAGTGGACGCGGAGGAGCACGGCGTGGGATGCCGATTCACGGTCGGGCAATTGGAGGAACTGTCACGCGACTACGGGCGCGACGCATACTCGGTCAACAATCCCTACGGAAGAGGAGAATCATGAGCGTAAGCAGTCTCAAACGCGAGGAAATACTCAAATGGCATCGGAGCAAAGCGGCCACGCCCGAATACACGGCGAAACTGCTCGGCGTGCCATTGGATGAGGTGCTGTACATCATCGCCCATCCAGAAACGCCCGCACCATACAAGGACGATTCCATGCCGGAATTCATCGAACCACTAATCTGAAAAAATACCGATAAACACACGCGAATACATGACTGGATTCAGCGTAAAAACACTGAATCCAACGAAAGACAAAACGAAACCCTCCACCAACAGGCGGAGGGCACGCTCACCAAAGCACCATCATAGCCGGAACGTGGAGGGTTTCAACATAATGTTCATCACCACCGAACCATGCCAATACTGCGGCAACCAGCAGGTCGAGGCACCATGGACGCTCTGCCGGGACTGCCGACGCACCTACGCCAAAACACTCCACCAGCTGCGCCGCAACATGCAACTGTTGCAGCGGGTCGCACGGCATGAGTACAAGCTCGGCGAACCGGGCAGCGGCGGGAAACCGCAGGGCGGCGAAGCGCCCAGCCCCGTCAACATGCACGCCATCGACCTGCTGGACAAAGCCGAAAGCCTGTTGCAGGACGCATGGTACGACGCGGGAGCCGTGTGGAGCGACAGATGGCAACGGCTCATCCCCCGAATGCAGACCAGGCTCGCATGGCTGTGCAAGGCGACGAACGCCGGTCGGTTCCTGCGCCAGCTCGTCAAAATGAACCGGCGCATCGAACCATTGGTGGACCGCAGGCCTCGCACACGCCGCATCATCGGCGTATGCCCAGAATGCAAACGCGAGATACAGGCCGCGAAGGGCGAATCGCTGCTACTGTGCAAATGCGGCAACCCCATCAACGTGGCGGAGCTGCGCGAGCGGAGCCGAGACAAGGCCGAGGCAATCCACCTGACCAAGACCCCTGCGGGCATGAGCCAGTGGCTCAAGGACAACTACGGATACGAGGTCAGCCGCAAGCAGATCAGCAACTGGCTCAACCGCGGCAAGCTGCCCAGCAGCAAGCCGGTCGATGACGGCTACTGGGAGTTCAACATACGGGAGATTCTGGCGTTGGCGATGGGTTCCAGCGGCCGCCCGGCTTGACATAGTGTAGCCTGTGAGATACAATAAGGGTATGGAAATCAAGCAAACCGCCGAATACCGCAAGTGGTTCAAGAAACTCAGGAACCGCGAGGCGAAAGCCGCCATCCAAGCCCGGCTCGACGCCTGCAAGCTCGCCGGCAGGCCGTTCGGCGACATCAAACCCGTGGGAGGCCCGGTCAGCGAGATGCGGTTCCACATCGGAGCCGGATACCGCGTCTACTTCACCACGCGCGGCAACGTGCTCATGCTGCTGCTCGCAGGCGGCGACAAAAGCACCCAGCAGACCGACATCAAACAAGCCCACGCCATACTCGACGACTACAAGGAGCAGCAATGAGCACCGAAATCACCGACTACGACACCAGCGAATACCTCGAAAACGAGCAGGACATCATCGCCTACCTCAACGCCATAGCCGAATACGACGACCCCGCACTCATGCAGGCCGCACTCGGCAACGTCGCCAAGGCTCGAGGCATGACCCAGATCGCCAAGGACGCGGGCGTGGGGCGCGAAAGCCTCTACAAAAGCCTCAGCAAGGACGGAAACCCCAGCTTCCAGACCATCGCCAAGGTAATCCACGCCCTCGGCGGACGCCTCACCATCCAAGCCGCCTGAAAAAACAAAACACAGACAGGAGTAGGGTGAATCCACCCCGTGGTATACTCCGTATCAGGATAAGTGTGAAAGCCTCTGGGATAAACATCTCAGGGGCTTTACTCATATCCACCTATGCGCGTAGCTCAGCAGGTAGAGCAGCGGTCTCCAAAACCGCAGGTCGTTGGATCGAAGCCAACCGCGTATGCCACGGCTTGCGTACGGTAGAGGCCCAACCGGCCATAGCAGCGACTGCTAGGGCGCAATCACAACAGAGCGCAAAGCTCGGGTTGCCGCGAATTCGAATCTCGCCCAAGCCACCAACCACCACACAGGATGGGGAACATGAGCAACAAGGCAGGCTCAGGCCGATACCAAAATGGAGCAGCCCGCCGCAAATGCAAAGCCCGACACATCGCCGCCGAAGGACCAATACCAATCTGCCCACTGTGCGGCAAACCCATAGACCTCACGCTCAAAACACCACACCCACTCAGCTGCGAACTCGATGAGATCATCCCATACAGCCGAGGCGGATCACCAACCAGCTATGACAACACACAACTCACACACAGAATCTGCAACCAAAGAAAAAGCAACAAAATAATCGCCAACACCACAGGCCACCAAAACACAAAAAAACAACCACAAAACACCATCCCAATCAGCCGCCAATGGTAACCGGGGGCCATACCCTCCCCCTCCCATGCAAGGCTCCCCACAGGTCATAGCGCCGCCGTCCCCCCGCAATCCGCGTGGAGTATCGTACGTTTGGCCGTTGGGGTGCCTGCGAGCGCCCGTGCGAGCCGTTTCGGAGCTGGTTTGACACTTTTGCCTCGCTTGTTTTCGAGGCTGTTACGTTTGATTCTCCGCAGTTTTGATATGTCACGAAATTATGGTTGCAACCCATTGGAATATATGCTATAGTTATAGCTATGGTCAACCAATGTAGGAATTGCGGCCATTTCTTTCAATCCACACCGAACCCTAGGCGTCCGAGACTGTTTTGCTCGGACAGATGCCGCAAGGCGTGGAGCCGCAAACATCAGATACCGCAGGAACTCAAGGCATTGCGCCGTTGGGTGCGCGCCGATGGCAAGCGCCCGATTATGTGCGATGGGTCACCAGCCAGTTCGACTGATCCCGATACCTGGGCGTCATACCCGGAGGTCATGCGCTCGAAGGCCGGCGACGGCTATGGCATCATGCTCGGCGATGGGCTTGCGTGCTGGGATTTCGACCATGTTGATTTGACCAGTCCGCCCGATAAGGCGTTGGAGCTGTTGCCGGATGCGATCTATGCGGAGGTTTCGACCAGCGGACATGGGTTGCATGTGTTCGTGGAGTCGTCGGAGTCGAGTTTCCGGCGTGCCGGTGTCGAGTTTTATTCGCGTTCGCGGTTTATTCGCATGACGGGAAGGAGGTGGCCGAAGTGACCACGGTTATCCGCAATCAGGGTACGAGTCTGGCGGTGCGTGAGAAGCTGGCCGCTGATGGCAGGCCCGTGTTGTTGGCGTTTTCGTGCGGCAAGGATTCCATAGCCGCGTGGCTGGCGATGCGGGATATGGGCATCGAGGTCGTTCCCGCGTACCTGTACTATGTGCCCGGTTTGAGGTTC